ATATTACCGGTTGAAAGATTCCCTGTACAGTTCAATAGACGATGCACCGATGTGGCATTCTCACTCTTTATATATTCACAATTCGGGTCAATCGTGCGTGTCATTGTGCCGACGAGACGAGGGTCGGTAACAACATCAAGCTTGCATAGCTGAAGCACACGAGCAAAGGTTCCAAAGCACAATCTCATCGTCACTATCTCCTTGATTTTCAGTATTTTCAGATGTGTAACTCTCAATCTATTGATTGTAAGTCATTGTAATTTATAAGCTACTCCCACTCTAATTCGGAGCAAATAGTATCCACAGTAGGCTGATATTGGAAGTTCGATATCAGCTTTTTTGCTGTTTTTTACTCACTCTAATACACAGCAAATCAGACTAAATCATTATAACACGAACTTCCGCAACTCACAATGTGCGGAGGTGACAAAAGTGTCCATTATTCGACTAGCACGGTTTCCTCCCTGTGAGATTTGAGCCTTTGTATCTCAAATCTGCTCTTCGATGAGCTTCAGAAAATCACAGGAGGAAATCAAAAATGAAAAGCCAAGAAAATCAGAACCAATCCAACGAACGCAAAATCTACCTCAAGGACCTGCACCAGTGGGTGTCTGTCAGCAAGACCGACTACGACAACTACTACCGCGACATCAACGCTTACCGTCGTAGGCAGCAGGAGCACGGGCGCTGTGTCTGCCCAGCAAACAAGCGCTACCTCTGCGATATAGACTGCTGGACCTGCCGTTTTCACAAGGCTGGCGATGAGCTTTCCCTTGATTACACAGTGACCGACGACGACGGAAACGAAAAGAGCTGGCTTGATGACTTGGCGGACGATGCTCCCAGCGCTCTGTCCATTTTGGAGTATCGGGAACTGCTTGACACCCTTATCTGCAAATTGGACGAGCTTGATCCCAACGGTCGCCGCATCTGCGAGCTTCTGCTTCAGGAAAAGTCTGAACGAGAGATTGCTGCCATCATGGGCATTTCCCGGCAATCAACCATCAACTATAAAAAGAAAAAAGCGTTTGATGCTTTGCGGGAGCTCCTACGCGACTACATCTAGTACCTTATCCATCTTTCTCCGGCTGCCAAAATTGGTGGCCGGAGAAAAACTTTTCCCGATTTTCGTTCAAACACCATTCTCACCTCCATTGGGTAGTGGAAAGAGCAAAACGACAAGCGCTCCTTCCAAGGAGGTGAACCGAATGCATAACGCACAGACAAGACCACGGAGCTGCGCTGCAGATGATGAACTCGTAGATGTTCTCACTGCGATCAGCGTTGCATCCATGAGGCTGGCAAGAAAACTGACCTTGCTCGCCGGACAGAGTCAATCCAAGGAAGGAGGAAAAGCACATGAGCAAAATGAGCGACATGGCCATGACCATCGAAGAACTGCGCAGCGCAGCTGCAGCTATTAACGAAGCCGCAAATTGGCTAGCGAAGCAGTTCAGCAGCAATGACCCAATACCAGAACCTACACCCACCGAACCGGTACTTACGCTGGAAGCGGTCAGAGCTGTCCTTGCGGATAAGTCCCGCGCTGGATTCACCGCTCAGATTCGCTCTCTGCTCCAGAAGTACGGTGCCGACAAGCTGTCCGGTATTGATCCGGTCAACTACAAGGCCCTGCTTGAAGATGTGGAGGGACTAACCGATGCCACCTAAAGGACACGCACTTCTATCCGCATCCTCGTCGGAGCGTTGGCTTCATTGTCCACCCTCGGCTCGACTCTGCGAGAGCTACGACGAAAAGGGAAGCAATTATGCTGCCGAAGGTACCGATGCCCACGAACTTTGTGAGTACAAGCTCCGCCGTGCACTGGGCATGGATGCAAAGGACCCGACGGAGAGCCTCACATGGTTCAACGAGGAAATGGCTGACTGCGCTTCTGGCTACGCCGGCTACATTCTCGAACAGGTTGAAACAGCCAAGCAAAATTGCACTGACCCGGTCGTCCTGATTGAGCAGCGTGTGGACTTCTCACGCTGGGTAGAGTCTGGATTCGGAACCGCCGACTGCATCATTATTGCAGACGGTACCTTGCAAATATGCGACTACAAGCATGGTCTTGGCGTTCTCGTAAGCGCTGAAAAGAACCCGCAGCTTCAGTGTTACGCCCTTGGTGCCCTGGATCTGTTTGACGGAATCTACGACATCGACACCGTTTGCATGACCATTTATCAGCCCCGTCGCGATAACATCAGCACGTACGTGCTCTCAAAAGACGAGCTTTACCGCTGGGCAGACGATGTGCTCAAGCCCACAGCCGATCTTGCTTTCGCCGGTGATGGCAACTTCCTCTGCGGCGAATGGTGCGGTTTCTGTAAGGCAAAGCACGACTGCCGCGCCAGAGCCGATGCCAACCTCGAGCTTGCGCGTTATGACTTCAAGCTACCGCCGCTACTCACGGACGAGGAAGTCGAAGAAATCCTTACCCGCGTCGATGACCTTGTCGCATGGGCCACGGATATCAAGGAATATGCCCTGCAGCAGGCCATCAGCGGTAAGGAATGGAACGGTTGGAAGCTGGTCGAAGGCCGCTCCAATCGCAAGTACACCAATGAAACAGCAGTCGCCAACACAGTAAGCAGCGCAGGATTTGATCCGTATGACCACAAGGTCCTCGGCGTCACCGCCATGCAGAAGCTGCTAGGCAAATCCCGATTTGACGAGCTTCTCGCGGCTTACATTGAAAGGCCACAAGGTAAACCCACGCTTGTACCGGAAAGCGACAAACGCCCGGTCATGAACACAGCCAAAAATGATTTTATGGAGGAAAACGATTATGAATAACAACACCAACAAAGCCAACAACCCAATGAAGGTTATCACTGGACCCGACACCCGCTGGAGCTATGCAAACATCTGGGAGGCCAAAAGTATCAACGGCGGCACTCCGAAGTTCTCCGTTTCGCTCATTATCCCTAAGTCCGACACCAAGACCGTCGCTAAGATCAAGGCTGCTATTGAGGCTGCTTACCACGAGGGCGAAGCAAAGCTCAAAGGTAGCGGCAAGTCCGTGCCCCCAATGGCGGCAATCAAGACCCCGCTCAGAGATGGCGACAGCGAGCGTCCAGATGATCCGGCCTACGCCAAAGCATACTTCATCAACGCCAATTCCGCTACAGCTCCCGGCGTCGTGGATGCTGACCGTAATCCGATTCTCACCCGCTCTGAGGTGTACTCCGGCGTATATGGCAGAGCTAGTATCAGCTTCTACGCCTTCAATTCCAACGGCAACAAGGGCATCGCATGCGGTCTGAACAACCTGCAGAAGGTACGCGACGGCGAGCCTCTCGGTGGCAAGGTTAGTGCCGAGTCCGATTTCGCAACAGACGATGATGACGACTTTTTGTCTTAAGGAAGGACGGTAAACCAATGACAACGATTTTGTTAAACATCCTTTTGGGATTGTACTCAGCTCTCTGTGTCACGTTCCTGATCTCAATGATCCAGAGCATTCGAGGCGATCGCAAGAGGGCAAGACGCGACGAAGAACGCGAAGCTCGTGATAAAGAGTATCACGAAAAACGGATGCGGGACTTCAAGTAAAAATCTGTGGACGGCGGTAGAGAACTTCTTTACCGCCGTTCCTTATAAAAGGATGGTCAACTATGAAAACACTCTCAATAGATATTGAAACTTATAGCAGCACCAATCTCGCCAAAGCAGGTGTGTATCGCTATGTGGAGTCACCGGATTTTGAGATACTTCTTTTCAGCTACAGCATTGACGGCGGTAATGTCCAGGTCGTTGACCTTGCCAGCGGAGAGAAGCTGCCCAGCGATGTTATCACCGCACTCATGGATGAAACGGTGATCAAATGGGCGTTCAACGCAAACTTTGAGCGGGTCTGCCTGTCTCGCTTTCTTGGACTCCTTACCGGCGAATACATCAACCCTACCTCATGGAAATGTTCAATGGTATGGGCAGCGACAATGGGACTGCCACTGTCGCTAGAAGGCGTCGGCTCGGTACTGAAACTGGATAAGCAGAAACTCACCGAAGGTAAGGATCTCATCAAATACTTCTGTCAACCTTGCGCTCCAACGAAAGCCAACGGTCAGCGCACCCGGAATCATCCCTATCACGCACCCGATAAATGGTCGGCGTTTATGAAATATAACATTCGCGATGTTGAAACGGAAATGTCTATTCAAGATAAGCTCGCCAAGTTTCCGGTGCCGGATAGCATCTGGGATGAATACCACCTCGACCAGGAGATCAATGACCGAGGTGTGGCGCTGGATATGGCACTGGTCCAAGAGGCTATCGCAATGGATGATCGCTCCCGTTCGGAGCTCACTACCGCGATGAAATATCTAACTGAGCTTGACAATCCGAACTCTGTGCAGCAGATGAAGCAATGGCTTGCCAACAATGGCATGGAGACCGACACTCTTGGGAAAAAGGTTGTCGTCGAGTTATTGAAAACGGCACCTCCGGATCTTGCAGACGTTCTATCCCTCCGGCAGCAACTTGCCAAGTCATCGGTTCGGAAGTATCAGGCAATGGAGAATGCGGTCTGTACCGATGGTCGCGCCCGTGGGATGTTTCAGTTTTTTGGTGCTAATCGGACCGGGCGCTGGGCAGGTAGGCTTATTCAAATGCAAAACCTCCCTCAGAACCACCTGGTGGACTTGGCCGAAGCACGCTCCCTTGTGCGCTTCGGTGATTTTGATGCTCTTGAAATGCTCTATGAGGATATACCAGACACGCTGTCGCAGCTTATCCGCACTGCCTTCGTCCCAAGGACCGGAGCTAGGCTAATCATATCAGACTTCAGCGCCATCGAAGCCCGTGTGATTGCGTGGATGGCTGGTGAAGAGTGGCGACAGGATGTGTTTGCCAAGGGCGGGGATATCTACTGCGCCTCCGCATCGCAGATGTTCAAGGTGCCGGTTGAAAAACATGGCATCAACGGTCACCTACGTCAAAAAGGCAAGATTGCTGAACTCGCCCTCGGTTATGGCGGTTCCGTCGGTGCGCTCAAAGCAATGGGCGCTCTTGATATGGGACTTGAAGAGGACGAACTCCCTCAGCTAGTTGATGCATGGCGGCAAGCCAATCCGCGCATCGTGAAGTTCTGGTGGGATGTGGACAAGGCCGCTATGGAGGCAGTTAGGCATAAACGTACCAACTCGACTCATGGGATCACTTTCTCCTGCCATAGCGGGATGCTTTTCATTACGCTGCCTTCCGGCAGGCGTCTTGCCTATGTGAAACCGCGAATCGGTGAAAACAAGTTCGGTGGGCAGTGCATCACCTATGAAGGCGTTGGTGCTACGAAGAAGTGGGAACGACTGGATTCCTACGGACCAAAATTTGTGGAAAACATCGTGCAGGCAATCTCCCGTGACATCCTCTGCGGTGCCATGCAAACTCTCCGGCACTGCTCCATCGTCATGCATGTCCACGACGAAATCGTCATCGAAGCTGATCCACAAATGTCTCTGAAAGCTATCTGTGAGCAGATGGGCCGGACACCGCCTTGGGCTAAGGGGCTGCTGCTCCGCGCCGATGGCTACGAGACAGATTTTTATAAAAAAGATTGAGTCTTTTTCGTTCAAACCTGTTTTTGACCTCCATTGGGTAATAGAGGTGGACAAAAAGCCCGCCCGGATTGGAGGTCAAAATGAGCATTGATAAATTTAACAGTGAGGGTTACTACGACCCAACTGCCTACGAAGCATTGTCTGCTATCGAAAAAGAAGAAAAGGCGCTTCGGGCATTCAGGCCAATTATCTATATCTGCTCTCCCTTTTCGGGAGATGTAGAAGGAAACGTAAAGGCTGCACGGCTCTATAGCCGCTTCGCAGTGGACAAGGGCTTCATTCCTATTGCGCCGCATTTGCTATTTCCACAGTTTTTGAACGACGACATTCCTGCCGAACGCCAGCTTGGGCTATTCTTCGGCAACGCCCTCATGAGCAAATGTACAGAGGTCTGGGTGTTCGGCAGCACCATCTCAGCCGGTATGTCGGCTGAAATCAAGAGAGCCAAGTGGAAGAACTACCGCTTACGCTACTTTAATGAAAACTGCGAGGAGGTTTAATCATGTACGCTATCACAGAAAAGGAAAGAAATATCGACGGTACCACTATCACGACCTTTAGCCGTGACATATACAACGCAAATGTTCTCGAAGTCGAGGCTGGCACCAACGGCTATCAGGGAGGAGATTCAGGTCACGGCAGTCGTACCTACTTTCGCATCGAGAATGCCGGAGGCACTGACATTGAAGCGCATTTGATCGGACCATATGGCACAGATGGCATAGAGGTGTCTCTTGGTGGTGACTGCGAGCTTGAAACAATCATCACGGCACTCAAATTTATCATCAAAGTGCTGGAGGATGGCGCATCGGAGGTGAACGACTGATGTTCACTCTTTATCACGCCGACTTCATTGGCAACCCCGGCAACTGCTCCTATCCTCACAAGGTCGAAGTCACTGACGCAAGTTCTTTGATCGCAGCTGTTAGCCATGACTATGTGTGCGCCGAGTACCGGAACAGCTATCGGAATGGCGAAAACTACATCGGCAGTAATTGCCTACCGGTGGACTGCGACAATGATCACTCAGAGCATCCAGAGGATTGGGTGCTTCCCGCCGATGTCATGGAGGCGTTCCCCGGCGTCACCTTTGCCGTTCATTATAGCCGCTACAATATGCGCGAGAAAAATGGCAAACCCGCTCGGCCCAAATTCCATGTGCTGTTTCCCATTGACCACGTTACAAACGCGACTTTCTACAGCGATATGAAGAAGCTGGTCAACGCCATCTTTCCATACTTCGATACCAAGGCGCTGGATGCTGCACGTTTCTTCTTTGGGACGACCTCTCCGAATGTTGAAATCTACCCCGGCAGCATGAACTTGAGCGAGTTTCTGGAGGGCGAAGAGTTCGATGCTGATATGGCAGGTGGCCATCGTTCCACTCAAGTCATACCAGAGGGAAGTCGCAACGCCACTATGTCCCGTTTTGCCGGTCGGGTCATCAAAAAATACGGCGACAACGACGCCGCCTTTCAGTGTTTTCTGGAGGAAGCTGCAAAATGCTCACCTCCGCTTGAGGAAGCTGAGCTTATGACCATCTGGCACAGCGCCCAGCGCTTCTTTTCAAAGGTGCAGCAGCAGGACGGGTATGTTTCTCCGGAGGTCTACAATGACCCGACGTCCTATATGCCAGGCGATTTCTCTGATGTAGGACAGGCAGAGGTTCTGGCGAAATACTTCTCCGGTGAATTACGGTACTCTCCAGCTACCCACTTCATCCGTTATACCAGCCATTACTGGCAGGAAAGCGAACCAGGCGCACAGGCTGTTGCTCATGAGCTGACCCGCCGCCAACTGGAGGAAGCCACAAGGGATTTACAGGCAGCGATGAGACTGCTGACGGAAAACGGTACGCAGGAAATCCTAGAAAACGCATCAAAAGCAAAGGCTGAGTCACTGATGAACGACACGCAGCTTGAAGCGTACAGATCATTCCTTTCAGCCAAGGCATACCAGTCCTTCGCCATTCGCCGTCGGGATTCAAAGAATATCACCGCGACGCTAAAGGAGTCCCGTCCTATGCTGGAGATATCGCCTCGGGATCTCGACGCAGACTGCTTTCTTCTTTGTACACCCGCTGCTACTTACGATCTGCGAAAAGGGATGACCGGAGCCAGAGAGCATTCACCTGAAGACTTCATTACGAAAATGACGTCCGTTTCACCCAGCTCCAAGGGTGAACAGATCTGGCAAAACAGTTTGGACCTTATCTTCTGTGGCAATCAGGAGCTTATCGACTATGTGCAAATGATCTGCGGTCTCGCCGCCATCGGCAAGGTCTATGTGGAAGCCCTGATCATCGCCTATGGTGGTGGACGCAACGGTAAATCCACCTTCTGGAACGCTGTCTCCCGGGTACTCGGTCTGTATAGCGGCAACATCTCCGCAGACACCCTGACGGTCGGGTGCCGCCGAAACATCAAGCCGGAAATGGCCGAGGTTAAGGGCAAGCGTCTACTTATCGCTGCCGAGATACAGGAAGGCGCTCGACTCAATGACTCCA